AGTTAATTTCAATAGTATGGTGGTGAATGCTGGCCTTTGTATCATCCAATGCTTTATCTACTGCCTTAAGACAAAGCATGGTTGCCAGTGCCATTGTGAGTATTGCCAGAATGAGTGCCTTCATTGTCTTAATCCTCGGTTGGTTAATTGGCTTTGATTGCTTCAATGTTTCTTTTGATTGCACCGTGCGAATCTGTTGCTCTGGCTATTGTTTCAGCCTTTTTTCCCGTGGTCGCGCATACGGTTGTGAATCTAACTGTGTTCCTTGTGATGTGCTTTCCTGTTGTTGCGTAGTACATTGTCTTATCCTCTGTTGGTTGTGGTGGTTAGTTAATCGGCTTAACTGCCCGATGTGTGCACTATCTCAAATGTAGTGCCCCTACACGATACGGACTTATACTTATGGGTTTATATACAGTATAATTAGGGTGCGTGGGGAATAGGCTTGGGAATTGAAAGGCAACCCAGGAGACGACAATAGCCGAGTGCGCCACCCCTAACCGATTGAGCAATAAGGTTAGATAGTCAGCAATACGATACACGCGATTAACAAAAGGCTCGTTATAGAAACTACAAGTACTGCAAACAGGCTGTAGGGTTAATCTTGTGCCTAAAAAGACTATCTGATAGTATGTACTCACTAACTTACTCGTCAGTAAAAATGTCTGATAGAAACAAACAGTTAACAGTCAGTCAGATTAAACAAGTCACTAAACACCAGACGGAACTGGCAAGGCAAAGAATCGCCATTACAAAGCTAATAGATCGCGCTATGGACATAGCAATGGGAGAGACTGAAGCCACTGCTACACAAGCCAAAGTCATGATGGGATTGATTGATAAGGTCATTCCCAATATCACAAAGACTGAACACGAGGAAACAGTCACCCACAACCACCAAGTCCCTGAAGCTACCAGGCAATTACTGGAAAGCATAGCAGCAAGGCTTCCCAAGCCAATAGAGCACAAAGTCATTGAGGGCGAGGTAATACATGATCCTGTATTAGCAGCTACTGACTTCAAAACATTAGATGCAACGATAGAGCAAAATATACAGTGATAGCTAATGTTACTCCCTACCAAGTCAATCAATTTACATCACAATCACAATGTAATTAGGGGGTAGGGTGGCCTTGTTGGTAATTGAGATTGAAGGGGGGTGGGGGAAAAATGTTGATGCGCGAGTTGTATTACTAACCCCCATTCAGTAGTCAACTCTATTTTTTCAACCTCAGTCAGCCGCCTAAAATTTTTTTTGGAGCTTAAGTGAAGACTTACAAAGAGCATCTAGACCAGATTAACGAGACTTTATCAAAGCTGCCCCCGGAGGAGATTATTCCGGTTTGTAGGTATCTTTGCCGGAATGACCTTTATTTCTTATTGAGATATGGACTAGGTAGGGCTGATTTCGAGAACCAGTGGTTGTTTGAAAGATGTCTAGAGGTTCAGGAACGACCTAACAAGATGTTAGACCTCTGGGCGAGGGAGCATTATAAGTCCACGATCATTACTTTTGGGAAGACTATCCAAGATATTCTCAAGACCCACGGTGATGGGGCTGAGGGTCAAGAGGTCACCGTAGGTATCTTCTCCCATACCCGTCCGATTGCTAAAGGCTTCTTGAGGCAGATCAAAAGGGAATTGGAATCTAATGACAAGTTAAAGGAATGGTTCCCTGACATTCTTTATAAAAACCCCCAAAAGGAAGCAGACAAGTGGTCTGATGATGAGGGGATTATCGTGAGGAGAAAGTCCAACCCTAAAGAGGCTACGGTAGAAGCCTGGGGTTTGATTGATTCTCAACCTATTGGAAAGCACTTTAATCTCCTTGTTTACGATGATGTCGTGGTGAGGGATTCTGTCAATACTCCAGAGATGATTTCCAAAACTATGGAAATGTTGGAGTTGTCTTATAACCTCGGCGCTCATGGTGGGTCTAGGAGGTTCATCGGTACTCGTTACCACTTCAACGATGCTTATGCGACTTTGATGCAAAGGGGTACCGTGACTCCTCGTCTTTACCCCGCCACGAAAGACGGAAGGGCTGATGGGGAACCTATCTTTTTAACCCGTGAGGCTTTGGCTGAGAAACGAAGGGATATGGGGGAATACACCTTTTCCTGTCAGATGTTACAAAACCCCGTAGCTGACGAATCCCAGGGGTTCAAGAGGGAATGGTTAAGATACCACAATGGATTTACCGAATCCGCGTTACGGGGTATGAATATCTACATTCTCGTAGACCCCGCTAACTCGAAAAGAAAGTCCTCGGACTATACCGCCGTATGGGTTATCGGTCTTGGGGTAGATGATAACTTCTATGTCATAGACATGATTCGGGACAGGCTTAATTTAATGCAAAGGGTCGCCCTTGTCTTTAGGTTACACCAGAAGTACCGACCTGTCCGTAGTGGGGGAGTGAGGTACGAGAAGTACGGGATGCAAGCTGACATCGAGGCTTTGAAAAGGGAAATGACCGTCCAGAACTACCGATTCGATATTACCGAGGTCGCAGGCCAAACCCAGAAAGAAGACCGGATTAAACGACTTATGCCAGCCTTTGAACAAGGAAGGTTTTATCTCCCGGCGACTTGTTACTACACGGGGTACGATGGAAAGACCAGGGACTTATCTACCGTCTTTGTCGAGGAAGAATACAGGTCGTTCCCTGTTTCCCAACATGATGATATGCTCGATTGCCTAGCAAGGATAATGGAACCCGATCTCCCCCTCCAATGGCCTAAGAAAATGCAGGGAAGGGGCATGATGCAATCCTTTGCGGATACGGCCTACCAAATCTTTAGTTAAAATAAGTTTTCCGTTATTTTAAGAAAGCGGGGGTCTAACTGAAAACCGTTTCATGTGGAACATACTTATATCTAAGTATCTCCATTTTGTTACAATAGCTAATCGGAGTGTAATGTCAATCTGGTAGACGGCCTGCCTTGGACGCAGGGGGTTGCAGGTTCAAATCCTGCCACTCCGACCATCAATGCCCCCGTAGGCGAATTGGAATAGCCAGCGGTCTTAGAAACCGTGTTTTTGTTGGTTCGAATCCAACCTGGGGCACCATTTCGGAAATCACCTATATTGAATAAATCAGATTCTGTTAAGATGAAATCGAACTCGGAGGATTTATGAACAGAATGGTAAGAAACACATACTCAAACGACATGGTACTCGAAAGGCTCAGAAGGGAGCGCGAAAAGACCATGAAGGCTGAAGCCAAGATAGACAAAGGCCATGCCCCACTGTGGTTGAAGGCAACCCTTTTAGTCCAGTCTTTAGCGATTGCGGCGGTAATCTTTGCTTTTGTTTCCATGTTTTCCTTTTCCTTAACAATCATTGTAAGGGTTTTATCCAGAATGGGGGGCGTATGATTTTTGCAATTCTCGGGATTTTCGTAGCGGCAATTTCCTACTATGTCTGGTTCTATGTCATAATCTACCACTTCTCAAAAGTCTTGGTATGGGTTCATGCCGAGATAATTGAGTGGGCTTTCCTAAAAGCCTATGACCGTATTGTTATCATACCGAGGTGTTAGTTAGTGCTTACTAACTAGGTATAAACCCCTAGACACAAAAGATAACTGCCTATAGAATGCCTGAGTAGCGTATAGCTGCTTGGGAGTTTTTTATTGGGCAATCTGGCAAAGCTATCCTCATCTGACCTTGAGCTGTTTGATTCAGGTGTAGATAGGGGAAAAATTCTGGGTTTCGAGGCCAAGCTATTAGAAGCTGGCGGGGAAACCGACACAGAAAAGCTCTGCCCCATTACCCATCATTTCGCCCCCGGATTATACGCTAGGCAGATTTTTATGCCTGCTGGCACTTGTATTGTGGGAAAGATTCATAAACACGCCCACATAAACAACATCAGCAAAGGCAGGGTTCTGGTAACAACGGAATTTGGTAGGGAGGAATTTTCAGCCCCTCACCAGTTCGTCAGTTTGCCAGGAACTAAAAGGGCGGTATTGGTTTTGGAAGATTGTATCTGGACAACCTACCACCCAACAGAGGAAACAGATTTGGGAAAGATCGAGGATAGCGTCATAGCTCCAAGTTTTGAGGAGTATGACAATCACGCTAAACCCGGCCTTTTGAAACGAGTAGTTAATTTTTTATTGAGGTGATTTATGTCTTGGGGAGCGGTTGCATTTTGGACTTCTGCGGCGTTTTCTTCGCATAGCGCAAGAATGCAGCAAGAAGCAAAAAAAGAACAAAAAAAGGAAACGAAAAAGGCGGAAGTAGCGTCAGCACTAACGCAGCAAGAGGAAAAGAAAAAGCAAATCGCAAGACAAGCCGGTCAACAGGCCGGCGGCTATGGTTCAACTTTGGGCGCAGGCTCATCATCTTTAGGGGGTTAATATGGGATATGGTGCTGACGAATTAAAAGCAAGTCGAAGGACTATTGAAAAAGGGCAGTCTGATGATGCCGTCATCAATACAATTGATTCACTTGAGGCCGCTGGTGAGCCTTTGAATCAAGCCCAAATAAAAGCGAGGGAGGAGGCAAAGAAAAGAAAGGCCGAAAAAGAAAGCAAAGAAAGCAAGGGTGAAGGCACTAAGGCTATCAGCTAATGGATGTCGGCCAGCTTATAAAGCGATATGAGAAATTAAAGGGCGATAGAAGCGTCCTTGATTCCCATTGTCAGGAAATCGCAGAAAGGATTTTGCCCTATCGTGCTGACTTTACCGTCCAAAGGACTATGGGTGAGAAGCGTCAGGAGAAAGTCTTTGACGCTACCGCTTCAATAGCCCTTACTCGTTTTGTCGCAGCCTTCACTTCAATGATTACCCCAGAGGGTCAGAAGTGGCATGGCCTGACTTCATCCAATCCTGAACTGAACAAGATTCTCGCCGTAAGGGAATACTACGAGGAAGTAACGAATATCCTTTTCCGTGAACGGTATCGCGGCGGATTCGGTTCTCAAGTCCAAGAAGTCTTCACTTCGCTCGGCGCTTTTGGTACGGGTTCTTATTTAATCGAGCCATCTAAGCGGGGTGGTTTGTATTACAAAGCACAACCGCTTTCTAAATACTGGGCTGCCGAAAACAACGAAGGCAAGATAGATACTGTCTACCGCTGTTACACTTTCACCGCTAGACAAGCCTACCAACACTTCGGCGAATTAACTCCTAAAGTCATTCTCGATGTATTAAACGAAACCCCTGATAAGACTTTTGAATTCTTCCAATGTGTAATGCCCAATGAGGATTACGAATACGGAAGGATGGATTATAAGGGAATGAAATTCGCATCTTACGATGTTTGCCTTGCGGATAAAGAAAAGCCCGTCAAGGTCGGGGGATACCACGAATTCCCCATGCCCGTTTCTCGTTTCATGACAATCGCCGGAGAAGTCTATGGATATTCTCCCGCCATGACAGTCCTTGTTAAACGAGATGGAAAAGACCAATATCACGGCGGCGCATCTTTTGACTTCACCGCCCTGGTTAATTGCTGACGACCTCATGGGTTCTGCGATTAACTTCAAGCCCTCTGCTTTGAATTACGGCGGAGTGAATGCCGCAGGCCAACAGTTAATCCAACCAATGATGACAGGCGGAAATCCAAACATTTCTTTGGACATGACACAACAGAAGCGCCAAGTTATTAACGATGCGTTCTATGTTTCTCTGTTCCAAATCCTCGTAGAGTCACACACCATGACCGCTACGGAAGTGGTAGAAAGAGCAAGGGAGAAAGCTGCTTTACTCGCCCCGTCTTTCTCAAGGCAGAATGTTGAATTGATTTCTCCGACTGTCGAAAGGGAACTAGGAATCCTTGCCCGTCAAGGGAAGCTACCTGATATGCCGCCTGAACTCATCGAAGCCGAAGGCGAATACGAAGTTGTTTACGACTCCCCCCTTGCTCGCGCTCAGAGAAGCGAGGAAACCGTAGGCTTTGCGAGAACGATGGAAATGATTATTCCTATCGCACAGCAAGACCCCAGTGTACTTGCGATGTTTGATTTTGAGAAAACCTCTAGAGGATTGGCGGAACTTAACGGTATGCCAGCCCGCTGGATGAGAAGTGAACAAGAAGTCCAAGCCCTTCGCGACCAGCAAGCGCAGGCGCAGCAAGCACAACAGATGTTACAGGCCGCGCCGATTCTTGCTGATGTCCAGAAGAAACAAGCAGAAGCCCAACAGATAGCTATGGCAGGTGCAAGTGGTAGACTTTAAGAATCTCCTTTTCAGGAGAAGTAGAGCATACAGACACACTTTCAACCCCGATAACAAAGAAGTACAAATTGTACTGGCAGACCTCCAGAAGTTCTGTCGTGGCAGGGGTTCCAAATTCATGGGCGATTCAGAAAAAACGCTCGTGATGGTGGGGAGGAATGAGGTATGGGAGCGTATCCAGTCCTACCTAAATATCCCCGATTCTGACCTGAGTAAACTAACGGAGACATTAGAATGACAGAAGCATCAGCCGTATCAACGGGAACTGAACAAACTTCAACAGATCAAACCGGCCAAACAACCGGCCAAACAAGCCAAGCGGCAAACCAAGCATGGTATGGTGAACTTCCACAAGACGACCTCAAATACCTTGAA